AATATTCGGGTAATATGTATAGTTACGGATATCACTACCCAAGTAAAGCCAAGAGAATATCTGAGGGGCAACTGATATTCGATGACTATAAAGCAAGGGTAGAAGCTGACGGAGGAGTCGTAGAAAACAGAAATTGTGTAATTAGAGACCTAAATAAATTAATATGAGTTTAATAGATAAAGCAAGTTTAATACAGATACCAAGTGGTTATAAATCTACAAAGCTATACTCAATAGAGCCTACTAACGGCGATGGCGATTTCACCTTTGCTCGTTCATCAAGCGGAACGAGGGTAAATAGTGAGGGGTTGATAGAGACTGCTTCAGTTTTAGGGAGTGAGTTGATTACTAACGGAGATTTTAGTAATGGGGGTGCAAATTGGAATTATACCTTAAGTGTATGGGATTTTAGTAGTGGTCTTGCGTCTTGTAATGGGACTCAATCTGGATTGTCGTATTTAAATCAATCTGGAGGAATAGTTTCTGGAAAAAAATATAAAGTCACTTACGAGATTACATCTATTTCTGCTGGAGAAATTAGAGTATTTGTTGGAGATGTAAGCGGTTTGGCAAGAACAACTACTGGAGTTTTCACTGAATATATAACTGCCACAAGTACAAATTTTTGGTTACGAGTGAATTCTACTTTTGTCGGCTCAATCGACAACGTATCAGTAAAAGAAGTAATTGAAAACGATGTACCTCGCTTGGATTATAGTGGTGCAAGTTGTGCGAGTTTATTGTTGGAGAGTCAGAGAACGAATTTGATAACCTATTCAGAGTCTTTCAGCAATTCTTATTGGGCAAAAACAAGAGCTACAATTTCTGCAAATCAAATAGTATCGCCCGATGGTAGTGTTACTGCTGATTCATTAACAGCAACAGATACAAGTGAAAACTATTGTCAACAAAATGTAAACTCAACAGTTAGTGGAAGTCAGCAAACAGTATCGTTTTTTGTTAAAAAAGGTACAAGTGATTTTTGCCACATATTTCTTTGGAATGTTCCTAATAATGGTGCAAGGCAATGGTTTGATTTAACAAGCGGAAGCGTAGGCACATCCACAACTTTTGGAAGCACTGTATCTGTTGATAGTGCAGAAATGATTAACTATGGTAATGGTTGGTATAGATGTATTGTAGTTTTTAACAACTCTAACACAAATATAAGAATCGCAATATCTGCATCAAATTCAAATGGTAGTGTGTTAAGTACAATAGGAAAGAAGATATACATTTGGGGAGCACAATTAGAAGTCGGCAGCTACCCAACATCCTACATCCCTTCAAATAGTGGCTCATCTACAACACGCTCAGCCGATGTCTGCAACAATGCGGGGACTTCAGCGACGTTTAATGACAGTGAGGGAGTTTTGTTTGCAGAAATAGCAGCGTTGGCTGATGATTTGACTTATAGATTAATTTCGATTGAAAGCACCTCTGATGCTGCTAATAATTTTATATATTTAGGCTATAATAATTCTTCAAATACAGTTAGAACAAGAATGGAGGTTGCGGGAAGTGCCGTTACTGATATGCAATTTATTTTATCAGACGAAACTCAATTTAATAAATGTGCCGTTAAGTGGAAGCAAAATGATTTTGCGCTATGGGTGAATGGAGTTGAGGTTGCAACAGATTCTTATGGGTCTACTTTTAGTTCAAATACACTAAATAGATTAAGTTTTAATAGAAACTCAAATTTAGAATTTGAAGGCAAAACAAAACAACTAATGACTTTTAACGAGGCATTAAGTGACGAGGAACTATCGGATTTGACTGGTCAGGTAAACTTGAGTTTCAATAATTTAGCAACATTCTATAACTATACAATACTATAATGGCAGAACCAACAATACAATTAGGAGGTGGTAACTGGGCTGGAAAGACAGACAATCTACTCGGATACTATAAAGAGGGTGAACGATTCTATAAGCAAGAATTTACATTCAATAGAAGCACAACTGGAACATACACAGATAAAGAAGGCTATATACAAGAAATGCCGTATAATTTGCTTCAGCAATCTAATCAGTTTGATACGACTTGGACAACGCAAGACGCTAATGTAACAAGTAATGAAGTGGGATATGATGGCTCGAAGGACGCTTGGTTGTTTTCTTGGACTTCAAGCACAGCATTTTTATATCAATCTATAAGCCTTAAAGCTTCGAAAAACACTATATCAATATATGCAAAGCAAGGCACTTCGTCAAATCTTCGTTTAGATTTTGTTACTGCTGGTTTTAGTAAAGGTGCATCTTGCACTTTTGATTTATCAAACGGAACTGCTGGAAGCGTAGTTCAATATGGCTCATCTACCGACTTTACTGCGGCTATTGATTCGGTTGGTAGTGGGTGGTATAGAATTTCATTGAGTGGAACTACAACCGCTACAACTTGGTATCACGAATTGGCATTGACAAGCGGTTCTGTATACTTCCAAAACGCTCAACTCGTAAAAGGCACATCCGCAAAGACATATTTCCCAACGACAACGAGGTTAAATATGCCTCGCGTTGACTACCTTAACAACTCCAACGGCTCACTAATTTTGGAACCTCAGTCAACAAATACAGTTACCTATAGCGAGGATTTTAGTCAATGGAGTCAAGCATCTGCCCCTACTTTAACAAGCGGACAATTGGCACCTGATGGGACTTTAGGTGCTACGAAAATATCGGGAACTATTGGCTCATCTTACATCTATTTATCGTCTACAACATCAACAACCGCAACAAGAAGCATTTATGCAAGAACAGTTAGTGGGACAGGAACTGCAAAACTAATGTCTCACAATAGTAATACTAACAATCTATTTACATTGACGGAGGAGTGGCAAAGATTTAAATTAACAACTGCAAATTCAAGCGGAGGGACTAATTTTTATGTAGACCTTAGAGATTCGTCACAAACATTAAATGAGTTTGTAATATGGGGCGCTCAATCAGAAGCCTTATCATACCTAACCTCATACATCCCTTCAAATAGTGGCTCATCCGTTACAAGAAATGCGGATTCGTGTAGTATATCAAACGTTGCGGATAGAATAGGACAAACGGAGGGGACTATGTTTTTTGAAATAGATTTTGCAAATACAAGTGGTATTGCTGGTGCTTGGTCAATTAGTAACGGAAGTACTGCAAATAGAATAACAATGAACACAACAAATTTAAGTTCAACGCAGTTTACTTTAAGTGTAGCACAAAATTACAATTCTGGAAGTACAAAATTAGCGTCTGCTAATGTTTCATTTAGTGATAAACATAAGGTGGCAATTAAATACTCTGGAACAACGTTAAAATTATTTGTTGATGGTCAATTAGCTGATAGTGTTTCAACTGATGGTTTTGGTAATTACACAAATTTTTATGTAGGAGGTAATCAAACTGGTGTTGGAGGAGATGCAAGAAATTTTATACAAGCAGATTTATACAACACCGCATTAACAGACCAAGAATTAATAGCATTAACAAGTTAAGGGTAATAAATACACCTATAAAAAGAACAAGAGTAAAAAAATGATTTTTAAAAAATACGAATTTACAGATGAACAATGGGAAACCATTAGACCAACCCTTTACAGTGAAGATGAGGAAGGGAACGAAACTTTAATAGCATCAATCAATGCGGTCGTTGAGATAGGACACATTTGCAAGGCATTTGATGAGGAAGGCGAATGCACTGACCTATCGACTATGTATAGCGTTGATATGTTATTGAATGAAGATGTGGAAAGTTTAGAGGATTATGAGGTTTATCCTGACCCAGTTGGTGTACACACATTCGCTGGAGATGACTCGCTTTATTTAAAGGCTTACTGCATTAAATACCCTGAGAGTGAATACTGCGTAATACCTGAGAGCGATGAAGATTTGGCTGAGTAGTATATTATATTCTTTGCTATTATTCTTTGCCCCTATAAAGGGCATTATATTAATCGTAGCTTTATCTACAATGATAGATACTGCTTTTGGTGTATGGAAGGCTAAGAAATTAGGTGAGAAGTTATCGAGTAAAGCGTTTAGGTCTGGATTAGTACCAAAGTTATTATCGTATGTTGGAACTGTAATGATGGTTTATGGCTCAGATGTCTTTATAATTAACTCGCTTGTTTCTAATATCGTTGACGTAGAGTTTATGGCTACTAAGGTTATTGCTTTAACGCTAATAATAAATG